GGATCTATTGGCGCACAAGGAATAGGAAATATTACAGGATCAAACTGAAAATACAAAAATTAAATTAAAAATCGTTATATTAATAATATGAAATCAACCGAAATGTTAAACCAAATTAAAACGCTTCTAAATATAGAAGTTAAGCTAGAGGAAATGAAGCTAGAAAATGGAACTGTAGTTACTGCAGAATCATTTGAAAAAGGAAAAGAAATTTTTATTGTAACAGATGACGAAAAGGTAGCAATGCCTGTTGGCGAGTATTTGTTGGAAGACGGAAAACTAATTGTAGTTGAAGAAGAAGGTGTTATTGCAGATTTTAGAGAAGTATCTGACGAAGTACCTGCAAAAGAAGAAGCATCAGACGAAGAAGAAATTACTTCCGATCTTGAAGAAGAAAAAGAAGAAGTTGAAGAAGAAGAAAAAGAAGAAATGGGTTATGCTACAAAAGAAGAACTAGCAGAAGTTAGAAATATGATTGACGAAATCAAAGCAATGCTAGAGCCAAAAGAAGAAATGTCGGATGACGTACAAGCCCCTTTAAAGTCAAGAACTGTAAAAGAAGAATTTTCAGAAGTAGAAAAAACTGAATTATCAGAAGCAGCTGCAAAACCAATTAAACACAATCCCGAAGCAGAAACAAAACAAGTAAAAAGGGTTGAATTTGGAAAAGGAAAATTTAATACAACCTTTGACAAGGTAATGGATCAAATAAGTAAAATTAAAAACTAAAATAAAAAAAAATGAGTAATTTAAAAAAAGTTAATTTAGCTACTGACGTAACAATCAGTACTACCTATGCAGGAGAATTTGCAGGCGATTACATCGCAGCGGCACTTTTAAAATCATCAACTATTGATGACGGAGGTTTAACAGTAAAAGCAAATATTTCTTACAAAGAAGTAATTAAAAAAATTGCAACAACGTCTTTGGTTACTGCTGCAGGATGCGACTTCGTACCTACATCAGACATAGACTTAACTGAAAGAATTATTGAGCCTAAAGAATTACAAGTGAATTTACAATTATGTAAATATGACTTCGTAAACGATTGGGAATCTCAATCAATGGGATATGGTTTAGGTCAGTCTTTGCCACCTAAATTTTCTGACTTCTTAATTGCACACGTTGCAGCAGAAGTAGCACAAAATACAGAATTTAATATTTGGCAGGGAGATACGGCAGGAGCAACTTATACTTCTTTTGACGGATTTGAAAAACTAATTGCTGCCGCAGTAACATCAGGAGAAGTTCCTGCTGCACAGGCTTTAACATCAGTTGCATTGACTGCTGGTAATATCATTGAAAAAATGTCTGACGTAGTTGCGGCTATTCCTAGCCAAGTTTATGGAAAAGAAGATTTGTTTTTATACGTATCATCTAAAGCTGCAAAACTTTATGTTCAAGCATTAGGCGGATTTGCAGCAAATGGTTTGGGAGCAAATGGTGTAAATGCACAAGGTACTCAATGGTGGAACAATGGGTCTTTAACTGTAAACGGAGTTAAGATTTTTGTATCTCCAGGTTTATCAGATGACAAAATGTATGCTGCACAACGTAGCAACTTATACTTTGGAACGGGATTATTAAATAATTCTCAAGAAGTAAAAGTATTAGATATGAGCGACTTGGACGGGTCTAACAATGTTAGAATGATAATGAGATTTACTTCATCTGTACAATTCGGAATTGGGGAAGACATCGTATCTTTCGCATAATTAATTAATTAACCAATAAAATAGGGTAGGTAGAAATATATCTACTTGCCCTTTTTTTATTTAAAATCATAAAAAACAATGGCTTGTACACTAACAACAGGTAGAAAATTACCTTGTAAAAGTGCTTTCGGAGGAATAAAGAAAGTATTATTTGCAGATTATGGAACTATTGACAGTATTGCAGTAGATAGCACAACTAAAGAAGCTACTATTACAAACGGCAGTCCTGCACCAAGTTGGTATGAGTTTGACGTAAAAGGAAATTCAAGTTTAGAAACTTCTGTAACAAGCAGTAGAGAAAACGGAACGACTTTCTACACTCAAACTTTAAACCTAACTTTAACATATTTAGATGCTAAGACCCAGGCAGAATTGCAAACACTTGCAGTTGCTAGACCTTACATTGTAGTTGTAGATTATTACGGAAACAATTTCCTATGTGGATTTGAAAACGGAATGGAATGCACAGGAGGAACTGTAGTTACAGGAGCAGCAGCAGGAGATTTAAGCGGATTTACTTTAACCTTTGAGGGATTAGAGGAAACTGCACCTTATTTCTTAGATGCAGCGGTAACGCCTGATGCAACACAAATTGACCCAACT